TGATGCCTCTAGTGGACATCGCGACCAACAGGGACTACACGGGACGTCCGCTCTCCAAGGAGAACCCGTTCACGCATAACACTCCGAAGTCGCAGGCCGCATTCGCCAGCACTCCGAAGTACCTCGTGAAGGCATGTCAGGCGATAGCCAAGGCTACTGCTACTGCTCCCATCCATCTTGACCCCAACCCAGGAGTCTGGAGGGACATCTTCAAGAGTTACGGTGGAGGCTTCTACAAGACCGCAGAGGACATCGCCAAGATAACGATGATTGACACCGACCATCCGTTCCGCTGGGACAACATGCCGTTCATGAGCGGATTCACCGGACACCTTGACGAAGACCGCAGCAACTCCTTCGAGATTGACGCTCTCAACGCCTATAAGGACATGTCCGAGGATGTGGTGCGCAGGCTCAACTCCGTCACCGGAGGAGGCGTGACGCCCGCCATGGCATTCAAAGACCCGGATTCACTCCCCGACATAGCCAAGGCGCAAATCATCCTCGAGGGCAAGAAGTACCAACTTGCCAAGACCTACTACGACGGTATGCGTAACGTCTACGAGATCAATCCGAAGACCGGCAAGGAGTACACCTCGGGTGCCAAGCATCTCAAGCATAAGGGACTGAACAAGATGTACGACGAGTGGAAGGCTCTGTACGATGAGTGGAAGACCATGCCGAACGCCAGCGAGAGCGAGAAGGAGGCGAAGGCCGCGAAGACACTGGAAGTACAGCAGGCATGGAACCTCTACCGCAATGCGCAGGGCAATCTCGTCGACATACTGCTGGAGATGGAAAACGGCGAGAGGTTGTCCGGTTTGGAGGCAGACGCCTATGAGTTGACCAAAGGGTTGGTATTCTAACATAAAAACATATGAGAACTATTACTGAGACAGACATAGTCGCCCTCCGTGCCAGGGCCGAGAAGCATCCCAAGCCCCGCACCAAGACGGGGATAGAGGGGCTGGAGTACGTAGCCGGCAATGACTTCGCAGTCACAGCGGAGAGCCTGGACATCCTCACTGATGCCGGACGCTGCCATGATGCTTTTTACTCCTTCTGCAAGCAGGCGGACCGCAGCGCACGGTACTACAAGGGAGAGCAGTGGAGCGACACCGTGACGATGAAAGACAAGTTCGGGTGCCTCAAGACCATGACGGAGGAGGAATACATCAAGCGTCAGGGCCGTCCAGCTCTGAAGCACAACCTCATCCGTCCCATCATCCGTAACGTTGTCGGTCAGTTCCGCAGCGCTCCCTACAAGTCGATAGTCTACTCTTCCGACGAGGCGGGGCAGAAGGCGGCAGACCAGATGAGCGTAAAACTCAATGACGTCCTCCGCTATAACGACTCTGCCGAAAGGGATGCCAAGGAGTATGAATCCTTCCTCGTCACGGGAGCCGGCATCTTCTATGTCGGATATGCCTTCGACCCGCAGTTACAGGAGCCCATGCCTTTCTTCCAAGCAATAGATTACCACAGGTATTTCCAGAACCCCGATGCAAGTGACGTAGCTGGCAAGGACGTACATTTCTGTGGCGATTTCATTGACATCCCTATCTCGGAACTCAAATCCATGTATGCGCATAACCGTGCGCAGGAACAGGCGCTTGAGGATATTTACTCACACAACAACAGGGTACTCCCCGTCTTCAACTCTGCTTTCGTCAAGCATGACCCCGCAGCCGAAACCTTCCTCGGAGGGGCCAATGACGGTAGGTGCAGGGTGATTCGTGTATGCCGGCTCGAAGGAGACTGGGACATCACCGTGCATGACTATGCCGATGCGTCGTATGAGACCTACTCGAAGAAGACCTTCCCGGGCAAGGAGAAGGATATACTCAACGAGATTGCACGGCGCAAGCGCATGGCGAGGGAGATGGGAGTCGACTATGACGACCCGGCCAACATGCTGAAGATAGTCTATGAGACGAAGTACGTCCGCAGGTGGATGTATTACCACCTCTCCCCGTGGGGACATGTTCTCTGGCAGCAGGAGTGCCCCTATCAGCATAACAGCCACTGCTACGTCGCAAAATTCTATCCTCTCTTCCAGGGGCAGGTCTACGGCATGGCATACGACCTCATCGACCAGCAGCGCATGATCAACCGCATGTTCATCCTCACGGACTTCGCCATCGACGCAGCGGCCAAGGGTGTGCTCCTCGTCCCCGAGGAAGCCATCCCCGACGACATGGACATAGAGGACTTCGCGGAGGAGTGGACCAAGTACCGTGGCGTCATCAAGATAAAGACCAAGGATGGCATCGCACTCCCGCAGCAGGTGGTCGGCCATCAGGTGAACATCGGCCAGTTCGACATCATTAACCTCATGATGCGCATGATGACCGACATCTCCGGTGTGCATGACGCCATGCAGGGGAAGACACCGAACGCAGGCACCCCGGCCAGCCTTTACTCGATGGAGACGAGCAACGCGCAGATCAATACTCTCGACTACGTGGAGTCCTTCTCTTGGCTCCTTGAGCAGAGGGACTACAAACTCATACAGATTATCCAGCAGTTCTCAGGAGACAGTTACTCGGCAGCTCCCGAAGGTGCAAGCGAGGAGGCGAAGCACTATGTCGCCGCCGAGGTCCGCAAGTACAAGCTGCGTAACCAGATACGCAAGAGCGTAGACACGGCGGTAGCGCGTCTCTACAACGAGCAACTCATGTCCGCCATGCTCATGAACGGAGTGGTAACGCTGAAGCAGTACCAGGAGAGCGGAGCCAAGCCCTTCGGTGACGACCTCATCCAGAAACTCGAGCAGGCACAGACTCAGTTGCAGAACGGGCAGGGAGTGAGCCAGCAGCAACTGGCACAGATACAGGCTGCGCTTCCGCAGGGCACCCCCGAAGGCATGGCGCAGGCTGCAAGACTTTTACAGGGACAACCATTCGCAGCATAAGACCATGGAGATAGACAGAACAATCAGCACAGTGTGGCGTATCACACTGAACGAGCAGGAGGTATTCAACCGCGTGACTGACGAGTCACTGTTGACCTCCTATCAGAGGGCGCAGGATAACGCCAAGGGAGACGGCAGCGTTATCACCGATGATGACAGGGCCTTCTTCGAGCGGTACTATCGTGCAGCGCTGGCTGAGTTATCAGTATTGCTTGCACGTCGCACCACCCGTGTCGGGGGCAGCATCACCAGCACGAAGGATGAGACGACCGGCTTCCTCACTACGGTCTATCTGCTCCCCATGACCGCGAACCATGAAGACGAGTTGGTCCCGGCTCTTGCATCCCACTGCCTCGAATTCGTGATTACACGGGTTCTTGAGAAGTGGTACGGACACGGGTCGGACTTCGGGAGCGAAGCGGAGAAGCACCAGATAAGACATATCATTCATTTCCGCAGATGGCCTATCGAGAGACCGGGAAGCGGTATGTACTTTAACGACTAAGGCTATGTTCATCAAGATTGCAGCAACAGAGACCGAAGGGGCTAAGATCCTCTTCTATTACGACCATGAGACCCTCTTCAATGACGTCTCCCTTCTGTCGAACTTCATGGCGAAGAATATCCAGACCAAAGACGGACAGCATCTGACCGATGACTACTCCATCTCCACAGACGAGAAGGACTTGGTCGATGTCTGCGTCCGCAACTGTCTCCCTGACATCTACGACTCCATGATAAAAATCTCTTTCGGGCATATCCCCGCATTCGAAGACAAGGTCGTGGAGACTGGAGAGACCTCAGGCACGGACATCCACGGTAACACCGTATCTCTGACAGGGACTTTCGTCGAACTGGCCATAAGGAATAACATGGCATACAACGAAAACGTGCTGACGTTGGTCGATGGATGTCTGTATAATGCTATCCAGTACGGTGTGTTGAAGGAGTTCTACTCTACCGTAATCAATGCGGACCTTCTCAAGGTCAACACGGAGAGGTTCATGCAGGAGCTGATTAAGCTGGAGCAGAGGCTGTTCCAACTGAAGAAAAAGAGCCGGGTCTATTAGAAGGTGGCTTCACCACCGGCACTGGAACGGACAATGGAGGATGACGAGCGTTTCGCGTCCTCCATTATTTTTACTGCCGGCATGCTTCCGAAGGCGATGTAGCAGGCGACTGCGGTCGTGTCCTGTATATCATCATGCGTCCCTTCCATGGCCTCTATTCACCCGCCGGGGGCATTCATCAGCCACATGGCCTCATCTGCCGCCTCCTGCGAATACTCCATGTAGTCCCCTTCCCTGAGACGGACGGTATAGTCATCATAGGCCTGGTACTTGGTCTGCTTGTTCATGTGCCATCCTATGTGACGAGTCTCCTTGTCCTTGGTGCTGTCAGGTTTGGTGCGCCTGCGGTAGAGGTTGTCGTAGATGCCGCCCAGCGTATCGAGCACCGTATAGGTATGGTCGCCTTCAGAGCGGGCCGCATCGTCGGACTTCTTGTTCTTCGTATCGTAGGTGTTCGACTCTATCACCAGCAGGGCGTCATCGTAGAAGGAAGCTATCTGCGCGGCTTTGTATGCCAGCAGGTCCGGGTCGACGTGCCCTTTCCATAACGCGGCCCTTTCCAATGCGCCGAACTCCCCAGCCATCGATAGGCGGTCAAAGACGGAGATGACGGACCAGTCAGCCTTCAGACCCCGGCCTCCCACGTCGACAGTGACGATGAAGCGGTTCTTTACTATCTTCCCGTCAGGAGCATTGTCCCCAGGCTTGATCCATATCTTGAGAGCCTCGCTGGTCAGTGAGTCGTTAGGATAGAGTTTGATGTTGTCGAGTACCTTCTCCCCTACTGTCGCATCGCCCCTTATGTCTCCCACGAACTGCGGCTCACGCACGTTCTGCTGGAGCCATGACAGAAGGTCATCGGTGAAGTAGCGTCCGGATTTAGTCTGGAAGGCTTCCTCTGCGGTAGTGGGATACTCCGACTTCATCTGGAAGTCAGTCCAGTGATTCGCACGTTTGGTGGTGTTGTACCAGAAGATACCATCGAGGGTAGCCCCTTGCTCCCACTGCCACCAGTTATAGTCGG